ATGTAAAGATGTTGCTATCTAATCATTTAACGAGATGAGACGCCCAAATTTGTCTCACCACGAGCTGCCACGTTCTTTTAAGGTTGGAACACGCAATTGCCACAAGCGTATAAGAAACCTGGTACTTGACTTACATTCAGCATACAGAATACGACTAACAGTTTCAAACTAGTAACCAAACAGACTACAGATCCAAAACGTATGCTTAGCGTGAAGCTAGCCACCACCAGTGTCATTAAGGGGAACACTGATAGCCCCTGCCCAGTTTACCGACTTCTGACAGGTCAATACAAACTAAACAAGCTCAGATGAAACACTAGTCACAAAGACACTAACCAAAGAAGGTAAAGTGCCAGTGAATATAGGGCTGTAGGAAACCACACCAGGGACCAAATTTGTACAACGATATGTACGTGTATAGTCCTTGGATGCGGAAGCAACCCCGGTCTCAGGTGCAGCAGTGTTAATTGGGTTAACAACAGTCAACCCAACCAACGTCTCGGTAAGACCAGTCACAGTAGCTGCTCCTGTAGAATAAGCCAAAACGATAACATACAAATTACCAGGCTGGCCAGTCCAAGAGGCAGTAGCTCCATTGGTGATGGTCAAATCGAGATCGCCAAAGAAACCACTCTGAGTAGAACCCAGAGGGGTGGCTAAGGCAACACCGGTACGGTTAGAAATTGCAGACAACACATTACCACCCACATCAGCAGGTAGTAATGGTTTGAAGAATTCAACACAATAAGAAACCCAAAGCTCACCAAGATTTTGTACTGGGTTAACTTGAGTTGCAAATTGAAAAGAACCAATATCATACAATCGCAGGTCCTGGCCAACAGGTGGCTGGCCAGTACGAACGTACAATTGAGGAATAGTAGTTTGAGAAATGTCACACTCAATACCATGAACTAATTCACGAGTGGGCTTGACAGATACAGCATACTCACTATTTTCCATCTCTTGTTTTGTGGTATAAGGGACACTATCAGCATTATAGTTCGTCGCCATAACCACAACACCGGGTGCACCATTGGTAACAAAATCAGTTATCAATGGTCTAAACTCAAAAATAATTCCATGAAACCGATATTGCTGGTAACACTGAGCTATTGTTGACAACCAAGGAAAAGTTTTGGACATGCCTGGGTTCAATGGATACAAAGTATTATTAAACCCAGCTGTACCAAGTATATCTCCTAGGTACTCGCGATGGCAAATAACATTAGTTTGCCGGGTGGTGCTAAATTTTGGTATTTGGTCATTCATCATCACATTGTAAGATGGCATTGCACCAACAACTTGATAATCACCAGATCCAAATATTTGTCCAATCCCGGAACCAAGCCATTTGCCAACACCTTTAAGATACGGTAAATTTAACACAGTTCCTAAGCGAGATCCAACAATTGCACCAGCATCGGAGAAAGGAGTTGGTTTGGGTTTAGGCTTGTTTTGTTTAGGTTGTTTAATGGCTACCTTACGCCGATTACGATTTTTATTTGTCATTTATGGGATACTCATGACATGAGGACTGTACATCGTGTGGTAACTAAAAAGGGACTCCGTGCAGTCTCTTGGCATTCTGTTTAGCACTAAAGTAATAGTTTTGGGTCATTACACCACACAACCCCATAGCGTTAGCCGCCACCTCGTCCATTAACTGCTCACGCTGACCATTGTTTTGATCCTCGCCTGACACGATCGATAGACCAGCTACGGATCTCAGCCTACGAACACATGAGCCACTACATACGCACTGCTGTGAGACAGTGAACACTTCTACTTCAGACATGGCCATCATTTCGAATATATGTGTTGCTACGTCAGAGAGGCGGTCTACAACGACATAGCCCACCTCTCCTGATTATCTGTGTGAGCATCAAAATCTATCGTTGCATTTCGATACTCATCTTCAAAAGCTATTTGCTTGTCTGGCGTAATGCCAAAAGCTCTCCAAAAAGAAACACGAGTTTCAGGAGATACCTCTTGGTATTTCCGGTCCATCCCAATCGCTAAACGAGCAAATCCAGACTCCAGGGTGAGTTCCCCAACCAGCGGTTTAGCACCATTACCAGCACGGTGCATTGCCATATAGAATTCCTGTACAACTGGAACCCCACCGGTTAGAGATAACCCACACTCGGACACACTAGTACACCACCTTTGGAACACCTTACGGTTGTCTAATGGTTTTAAAGATAGACAATCTTTGGCTATACTAGTAGGGACATTTCGCACCATGACCCAACCTCCTGGCACCTTAACTGGACGAGTTTGACAGAATTCAATCTGTTCGAACACGTCCACTGGTTTCTCCAACTTAATGGGTAACCCAAATCTAAGGAACCAACCACATAAGTTTTGAATCCGCTTAAGATCACGCCGTTCAATTATCAACACACAATCATCACCATTATTAGCAAGCCGGAACTTGTCAATACTAACGGATCTAATATATGTGTAAATGGTTGCGCACATGAGTAGACAGTTACCGAGACCGGTATTCATGTCACCACTCATACGTTTACCACGAACTTTAAACTTTGCCGTGCCATCCCGGACTCGGGCAAAACCCCGATTAACTAACTGCATAGATAGTAACTTAGGGAATAGCCTGTCTCCAGGGAAGAACATTGTATAAAACGAATGTTCATACTTTAGCGCCTCTAGACTTATGTGTTGGTCGAGTCTTGATACGTCAAGTCCGACTGCAACTGGGTCATCAAAATGATCCCAGTGGCTTCGCAAAGTCTCCGCACTACGTCGGGCGTTCAATCCCTTAAACACCGTGGTAGCATCGTAGACCTTCGCTATAATCTTATAAACTTTCTTCTCAATCCGCTTTATATACGGACCCACCCTGCAATTGTATCGCTTATTTCGTGGCGAAATACCGCGAGGAACTGGATCAGACTTACTAGTGAAATTAACTTTCTCACACTTCCCAAAGAAATCGACAAAAGAATCTGACAACTTCAATGGTAGTCGACTCAAACTATCAAAAGCTCTTTCATACATAGCCCTTCTGCGGCCGTCAAACGTTCCTAGGAATTGCTCCTTGGAATATGGGGCGGCATATTGGACATGCTTCTTGAATTCGCTTCTAAAGTCCGAGCATTCGGTCTCAAACAAGTGAGGTTTTATAGGCTCTGGAGTTGGATAAAACTTACCGTCAACGCATACATAAAACAATCTCTCCTTTATAGCCCTAACAATTGCAGTTAGGTTAGTATTGTGAACACGGAAGTCAGTTGACGTTGAGAAAGCAGTCAACCGATATGTCTTCCGAGTTTTTGCTACACCCGATCCTCGCTCTACCTGCAACGCGGGGTGGTCGGGAGCCTGGCTTTCGCCAGTATCCACCCCAGGTACGAGCACCAGGCCCCTTCAACCAGCTTCGGCCACCGGCTCATAGAGACGGGGGCCTAACCAATTGAACAGAGTAGGTTTGCCACGAGTGTAGAACAATGTTCTATCCAATCGGAGTTGCTCTTGGTAGTTAGAAGATAAGGTAACCAATCTCGCTTCATTGTCGGCCGGAGTCGACATAAAAGTGAGTTCGATCGCGATAGGTAGCACCCTGGCCAGGTCTTTATTGCGGACATGGAGTCTGCGAGCTTCACGGCTAATCCATTCAGAAACAACTATTAGATTGGCCTTCGTTCGGGTAGGACGAGACAAGGATATACGGGCGTCTCGCGCTAGTCGCTTAGCGAGACGTGGTCGGGTCTTAACATCAAATTTCACGTTAATTAAATCATCAGATTCGATATCAGCACCGTAATCCAAATCACCAAGTAGAGACTGATGCTCTATATGGGCTGGCACCGTAACATAGTTACGCCAGATCTTTCGATAAATGGTATAAACGGAAATAGCAGATATTGTTATAAACGCGGTTTTCGCAAGGATGTTTTGGG